CCCCTCGCTAAGAGGGGAGGCAACCTTTCGAGCCGAGAGGCTCAGCTTTGACACTTACTTAACTTCCTTGGAGGACACTCTATGCAACCTGTTATTTGGGGTATTAAAACCAAAGTCAGGGATCGCCCAGCGAAAATCATTTCAGGCATTCATCAGAAAGCCTATTTGATGCCGGCCCATACGTTAGCTCAGGATAACTTAATACCTGACTATACAATTGGGACGTTTCACGAAGCGATCACATACAGTACTCAACCTCCGCGTTCTCGCGGACGGTCGAACTTCTGTTTGCACAATAGAGAATACTTCAACTACTCAGGAGGGAGTGCAGGCTTTGCTTGCACAGTTCCTTCACTACCTTGGTCCTGGGAACTTTACCAGAACCATAACCGAGTATGTTGTGACGTCAAGGATACCATAGTCGCGTTGGCGAAAGCTGCGCTCGGAGTTACCGGGCCTGGCTTTTTAAACACGCAGGGACAGGGTCTGATTAACACGGCTTTTGACCGTTTAAGACCCGATCTTACGACAGTTTCGGTGCCTAATTTCCTTGCGGAAATCGATGACATCAAAAGACTGCACGTACTATGGAAGAAAAAGTTAAGTCTAGCGAGAAACCTGGCGGGAGCGCACCTCAATTACAAATTCGGATGGAAGCCAACTGTGGCTGACATCAGGGAAATGATTGAGGCTGTCTTGCGAACGCGGGCTAAGTTAGCTGCTTTTAAGGAGTCGATTGGAAAGATTATTCAATCATCCACTTCGCTCCCCGCAGCAAGTGCCACGGTATCGGGTTCCTATCGGATTCCTTCGAGTGCGCTGGCGACCTGGACAGCTACGATAACTCGCAGCTGTAATGGGTTTATAGCGTACAAGCCGCGTCCTTTGGACACGGTGGGTCCGTTAGATGCTGAGCTTAGGGCGTTATTAGACGCTTTAGGCTTTGAGCTTAATCCAAGGATTTTATGGGACCTGGTTCCATTCACCTTTATCGTCGATTGGTTTTTCGGCGTAGGTGAGTGGCTAGACAGGTTCAGTATAGATACCTTGGAGCTCCCGATATACCTTGTAGATGCTTTTTTGCAATACAAGGAAGTGCTAACTATCGAGTGGAGAACGTTGTCCGACCACTTAAGTGGTTATACACCGTTTCCCCTAAGTGCAGGTGCGGTTTACCGACAGGAGTTTTTCCATCGGATGCCGCTCTTCCCCGATTATACCAGTTTATCTGGTCTCGGATGGAGAATGCCAACACTTAACCAGGCGGCTCTCGGAGTCAGCTTGGCTACCGTGCTCAAGAAGTAATTCTTGAGTATTAGTCATTGAGTGATCAATGAAAACAACTATCATTGCATTCGCAACGATAAAAACAACGACCCTCGTTTCGAGGGAGGAGTGTCTCTATGTCACTGAGCAACCCACTCAGCCTAACCAAGGATTCGGCGACCGATGTCGATACCAACTTGAGTGCATTCGCACTGCGAGCTGCCGACATTGGTTATTCCGAATACTCAGTCGCAGGGCTTACATTGCCTGCGGCAAAAGTTCTCGTGGTTTCCCATGAGACCGGAAAGTTAGGCGAACACCGGGCGCTAGTCAAGATCGACCGAACTGAAGTCGATGCATTCGGCGTACCGGCGACGGTCAGTGTTAAATTTAACATCGTCCGTCCACCAAGTACAGCGTTGACAAACGCGATCATCATCGAGGTGGTAAATCAACTTATTGATTTCCTAATCGAGGGTGGTGCTAATGCCAATGTCACCGCTATTCTGAATCGAGAGGTTTAATCCTCCAGACAGATGAGAGCGGCTCATTTCTGCATTATCGGTGCTTGGGTGAGTGGTTTACTAACCTTGGTGACGCAAGGGATGCTTCTTGGAGGTGTCCATGATTAGTGGTAACCTGAAAAGCCTTTGCCTTTTGTGGGCAAACCTTGCGCAAAACCAACGCTACCGCTCCTATGTTGAAAAGGAAGATATTTCGACCTTTATGCATAGAGCGGAACACGAGGGTTTTCCCTTCTTGACCACGACTTTACCAAATGTTGGTAAAGCCTTAGACAGGTTCCATTCCACGTCGGAATGGATTTCTCCTGAAATGTTTAACTCAAGAGAACCTAACTCAGAGCTGGTGGCCCATTTCGGCTATCTTGCCGGAATTCAGGTACCAGTTTTTCTGGGAAAGGCCGTCGAATTGGCCTTGACGGGTGACTCTATAGCCGTAGATTGCGTGCGTCAGCTGACGCTCGCTTTCTATAAACTGGAGGTGTCTCATGATGAGGAGAAGGTGGAACGATTTCTCGATTCGTTTTTACAGACGGACCGTGATCTCGCTGGTGTGTTTGAATCTAGTTCTGATGATCGCTCTGATTATCAGGACGAAATAATTACACACATGAGGCTGCTTATTGGACGGGTTCTTAGCAATTCGAATCCGTTCGATATTAAGCCCTCCCACGGCACCGGTGCAACCGCATGCCGTACGCCTAACGAGCATAAGTACCATGGCTTTCGGTATTTCCGCAAGCTAGACGACTTATTCTCCTACTCCGACTATTTCTTCTACTCGCCTACTCACCTTTTGGATGAGATCGAGAAATTGAGAGATAGTGAAGTCATGGGAGATCCTTGTGCACGTGTTTGTCTTGTGCCCAAGGATTCTCGAGGACCGCGCGTTATCTCGTGTGAGCCCGCTGAAATGATGTATATTCAGCAAGGCCTCATGAGAAAACTCTACACGATCTTAGAGACCCACCCACTAACTGCTGGTTATGTGAATTTCACAAACCAGACGATAAATCGTGAATTGGCCCGGCAAGCGTCGAAGGACGGTTTGCTGGCTACAATTGATTTATCGGATGCGTCAGACCGTGTTTCCCTTGAACTCGTCAGACGGGTTTTTCCGTCCGATTGGCTCTCGGCTCTCGAAGCATGTCGCTCCGAAGAGACGGTTCTGCCGAATCATGTTAAGGTGAAGTTAAACAAGTTTGCCCCTATGGGTAGTGCTTGTTGCTTCCCGGTTGAAGCGCTGGTCTTTTGGGCCTGCGCGCAGGCAGCTATACATATATCAACTAGGAATAGACACCCTAGGGAAATATATGTTTACGGTGACGATATCGTTACTCCCGTGCTTCTTTATCACGAGGTAGCGAGAGGGCTTGAGTCGGTTGGCCTTTTAGTCAACCACAACAAGTCCTATTGGCAAGGACCCTTTCGGGAATCTTGTGGGGGCGATTATCATAATGGTTATGATGTAACCCCCGTAAGAATCCGAAAGGACCTAGCTAAGTCACGTACTTCCGTTGCAACTAACGCTGACTTGATTAACAGTTTTGTTAACAAGTTTGGGTATGATAATTGCCAGTCTTTGATCTCAGTAATTGAGATCGAAGCTGGTTATATCTACCCCAGGAGTGAATTACAACTTCCCGCTGTAATTCGTACTACTCCTGGCGCGAGTAACGACGTTTTCTTTAAGCGTAGGTTTAACAAAAATCTACAGCGAAAAGAATATCGTATCCTGACCGTGGGATCTATTTCTAGAGCCCATCATCCCCCTAATTGGGGGGAGCTCCTTAGGAAGGAGTTGAGTCGGGACCGCGTGCCTAGCAACGAAAATTCCAGGTACGAGCATTGGGCCTCAGAACCCGATGCGAATGCACTTCCTGGATGGTACACTGACGTCCACTCAGTCGGAACCAAGTGGACATGGATGTGGCTTGGTTAGCCAACATCTAGCTAGTTAAGTGCGGGGGGCGAAATCCCCCCAATCCATCTAGCTGTAGGGCCGGATCTTCCTGATTATTCGGGAAGAATAATCGCAGGG